CCTGACGCCTCCGGGCCTTGAGCCTGAGCGCTCAAGCGCCGACATCGCCAACGACAAGATCGAGGGCCGCTCGGACACCAGCTACAACGAGGACGGTCTGCGCACCGTGTTCGAGTGCCACGTCATCGCCGACGTTGAGGGTGACGGCAACGCGCCGTACATCATCACGATCGACAAGTCGTCGAGCAAGGTGCTCGCGATCTACCGCAACTGGGACGAAGAGGACGACAGCCGCGAGCCACTAGACTGGTTCGTCGAGTACCCGTTCATCCCGTGGCGCGGCGCGTACCCAATCGGCCTGCCGCACATGATCGGTGGCCTGTCCGCTGCCGCGACCGGCGCACTGCGCGCTCTCATGGACAGCGCGCACATCCAGAACATCCCGACGATGCTCAAGCTGAAGGGCGGCACACGCGGCGGCCAGTCGCTGAATATCCAGCCGACGCAGGTCGAAGAGATCGAGGGTGGCCTCAACGTGGACGACGTCCGCAAGCTGGCCATGCCGATCCCGTTCAACCCACCGTCGCCGACATTGTTCCAACTGCTCGGCTTTGTGGTCGACGCAGGCAAGGGCGTGGTCCGCACGTCCATGGACAACCTCGCCGACCAGAACCCGAACGCGCCAGTCGGCACGACGCTCGCCCTGATCCAAGAGGGCATGACCGTGTTCTCCTCGATCCACGCGCGTCTGCACAGCGCAATGGCGCGCACGCTGCGCATCCTGCACCGCCTGAACGCGATGTATCTGGACGACACGGACGTGAAGCAAGAGGTCGGCGAAGTGCTGGCCACCCGCGCAGACTTCGAAGGCCCGATGGACGTCGTGCCTGTGTCCGACCCCGCGATCTTCAGCGAGGCGCAACGCTTCGCGCAGGTGCAGGCCGTGTCGCAGCGCGCCGCCGCGCTGCCGCAACTGTACAACCAGCGTAAGGTCGAGGAGCGTCTGCTTGAGACACTGCGCGTGCCGAACCCGAAGGAGCTGCTCAACCCAACACTGGAGCCATCGCAGCAGAACGCAGTCAACGAGAATGTCGCGGCCACGCTGGGCCGCCCGATCGTTGCGTTCCCCGAGCAGGACCACATCGCCCACCTCAAGACGCACCTTGCGTACATGATGAGCCCAGCGCTCGGCGCAAGCCAGCTCATCGCGCCGTCGTACCTGCCGGTGATAATGGGTCACATCAAGGAGCACCTTGCACTGTGGTACGTGTCGACCGTGGTTGAACTGGCCGAGGAAACGTCCGGCATCGACATCGGCGAGGACATGAAGAACCTCAAGGACGACGATGCGCGCCGTGCGTTCGATCGCATGCTGGCCGAGGCCTCGCAGTCTGTCGTCACCGACGCGACCGAGGTGTTCGCATCTCTGCCGCCTGTCATCGCGCAGGCCATGGAGCTGATGCAGCAACTCGCACCACAGCCGCCGCAAGATCCGCGCGTCGCTCTTGAAGGCCAGAAGCTACAGGCACAGCAGCAGCGCGATCAGGCGCAGATGCAGATTGACAACCAGCGTGCACAACTGGAGGCACAGAAGTTGCAGGCCGGCGCGGCGAAAAGCCAAGCCGAAATATACCTTCAGACGCAGAAGTTGCAGGCGGAGCAGCAGTTTGAGGCACAGAAGTTGCAGGCCGGCGCGGCGGAAAGCCAAGCCGAAATCTACCTTCAGGCACAGAAGATGCAGACGGAGCAGCAGCTTCAAGCGCAGAAGGTACAGATCGAGCAGCAGCTTGAGCAGATGAAGCAGGACCGCGAGGACGCCCGCACATCGGCAGAGCTGAACGCTCGCATGAGCATGAACCAGCAAGACAACCAGACGGCCATGCAGCTTGCGCAGGCCGAGATCATGTCTGGCGAACGCATCGCGGTGTCAACCGGCACCGGGATAAACCCACAACCATAAGGAAATCCATATGGCGAACAATGCAACGACCGCGACACCAAAGGGCAAAACCCCGAAGGCGAGCGACAAGTCCATATCCCAGCACAAGAAAATGGCTATGGGCATCGCACCTCATGTAGTTAAGTCACCCAAGACACCAGCATGAGAATAGAGACCCTCCTCCAACGTCTTGAGACAGAACAGGCAGCGATGGCTGTTGAGACGCTGGAGAGGCCGTCTGGCAAGACCGAGTTCGATTATGGACGCGCCGTTGGCCTGTACGCTGGATTGCAGCGGGCCAAGGAAATCCTGATCGACATGGTCGCGGAGGACAACAAACGTGAATTTTAGGAGCACACATGCAGATAAACGGAAACAGCGTCGAGTTTAGCTACGACGGACTTGATGAAGCATTCCCACCCTGTGACGCAGGCGTGAAGCCATTCGGCTCGCGCGTCCTGTGCCAGATCCGTACGCCAAAGACGAAGACGAAGGGCGGCATCATCCTGACAGGCGACGTCCGCGAGACGGAGCACTACAACACGCAGGTAGCCAAGGTCATCGACGTCGGCAGCCTCGCGTTCAAGAACCGCAACACAATGGAACATTGGCCCGAAGGGTCGTGGTGCGAAGTCGGCGACTTCGTCCGCGTGCCCCGCTACGGCGGTGACCGTTGGTCGGTAAAGACCGATGATGGAGAAGAGGCCATCGTCGTAATCTTCAACGATCTTGATTTGGTGGGTAAGGTCACTGGTGACCCGCTTGCCGTCAAGGCATTCCTCTAGGAGCATGTAAATGGCTGACAACCAACTGACAGAAAATGAAGACGAGTTTGAAATCATCGAAGGTGAGGCACCCGTTGACGATGCCGAAACCGATGATGCTGACGACGGCGATGATGACGATAGTGACGAGCGGCTTGGCGACAGCGAAGACGACAGTGACGAAGAAATCGCCAACAGGAGCCGCAGCAACGTCAAGCGCCAGAAGCAGCGCGAGCGGCGGCAACGTGCCAAGGAGCACGCAGATCGCGAGCTTGCCTTGCTTCGTGAGCAGAACGAGACGCTGTTGCGCCGCGTCTCTGTCATCGAGGGGCATACTCTTGCCAGCAATGTAAGCGCCATCGACCAACGCATCGCGCAGGCTCAGTACGAAGCGAAGCAGGCCGAGGCGATCATCGCACGCGCAGTCGAGGCCGGTAACGGCAGCGACGTGGCAACGGCGATGCGTCTGCGCGACGAGGCGCACTACGAGGCGCAGCAACTGTGGCAGCAGAAGCAGCAGGCGGAGCAAGTCCGCCAGCAGCACGCCAACCCCGGCCCTGACCCGCGCGTAGTAAATTACGCAAAGGAATGGATGGATGCGAACCCATGGTACGACCCCAGCGGCCGTGACGAGGACAGCGCCATCACGAAGGTCATCGACAACCAGCTCGCCGCCGAGGGGTACAGCCCCAAGGACGCCGAATACTGGCACGAACTGACCCGCCGCGTGGCCTCACGCATTGGCGATGATGGGGCGGAAACCCGCTCAAGTCCTAGCAAACGCAGGGCACCACCGACCGGAACGACGCGTGAGCACGCGCCCGTTTCGACTAAGAAAGAAATCTACGTGACACCCGAACGAAAGCAGGCTATGATAGACGCAGGTATTTGGGATGACGTTCCACGTCGTAACCAAATGCTCAAGGCTTATCAGGCTTACGACAAAAGTTCGGCTCGCTGAAACAATGGAGTGAGACAACATGACAAATAGTACTGATGAGCGTTTGAAGAAGGAACTCGGTGTAGGACGGCAGTCGCGCGAAATGGAGGACCGACAGGTCACCGAAAATCGCGAAGTGACTGATGACGACCGGCTCGAGATGTTCCGGGCGCAGTTATTTAATGACGCACTACCTGATCTACCGAATATACCGGGATATCACATGTGCTGGCTCACGACGACGAACCCTCGTGACCCTATCCACCGTCGCATTCAGCTCGGTTACGAGCCGATAAAAGCGTCGGAGGTGCCGGGCATGGAGTTCGCCTCAATCAAGACAGGCGAATGGTCTGGAATGATTGGTGTCAACGAGATGATCGCGTTTAAGCTGCCCGAAACCTTGTATCAAAGGTTTATGCAGGAAGCTCACCACGATGCTCCGTTACGTGAGGAGAACAAGCTGGCTGAAACCGCAGAGATCATGCGGCAACAGGCAGAGGGTTCAGGCAGCACGTTGTTCGAGGGTGACGGTTTGATGGAGATGCGTGAGCATAACCCGCGCATTGGTCTTTTCGACTGATGACGGTTTCATCCATTTAACAAGAGGTTTAAGGCTATGTCTTCGGTATCACAACCGTTCGGCCTACGTCCTGTTTACTCGCCAAGCGGCACGGTTCGTCCTACCGCCTTCACGATTGAAACAGGCTACGCCGTTAATATTTTGCAGAACCAACCCGTCCGCATCGCGCCAGCAACATCTGGTGGCGAAACGGAAGGCACAATCGTGGCTGCCGCTGTTGGTGCCCGTTTCATCGGCACCTTCCAAGGCGTCGAGTTCACGGACAGCGACGGTCGTCGTCGCGTATCCAACAAGTGGACTGCATCGCTCGCAGCGACTGACATCATTGCGTACGTTACGCTTGACCCGACAATCGTCTACGAAATCCAGAGCAACGCTGCTTTGGTCGTGGCCGACATCGGTAAGCAGTACAACACAACCACCATCGGTACTGGTTCGACTGTTGTCGGCATCAGCCAGATGATGCTTGATGTTTCGTCTGCTGCTGCAAACGCTCAAGTCCGCCTGATCGGGATTACTCCCGGTCCCGACAATAACTGGGGTGACACTTACGTGATCGCTCAAGTCCAAATCAGCGAACATCAGAACGTCGCTGACGTGGCCGCGTACTAAGGAGGGCTTGAACAATGGCTACCCCAATGAGAAGTACAGACTTCCGTTCAATCGTCGAACCAATTCTTAACGAAGAATTCAACGGCATCTACGATCAACGCGCTGACGAGTGGGCGCAGGTCTTCAAAGAGTTTAAGGGTATTCCCCGTAACTACCACGAAGAGCCTGTCCTGTTCGGCTTTGGTGCTGCGCCAGAATTGCCAGACGGCATGCCTGTCACGTATCAATCCGGCGGCGTGCTGTTCATCCAGCGCTACGTGTACCGCGTCTACGGCCTTGCCTTTGCACTGACAAAGGTTCTGGTGGAAGATGGCGATCACATCCGTATCGGTCAGACCTATGCTCGTCACCTTGCACAGTCGCTGATCGAAACCAAGGAAACCCTTGGTGCCAACATCCTGAACCGCGCCTTCAACAGCGCGTATGCAGGCGGCGACGGCGTATCGTTGGTCAACACGGCTCACCCAATCGCAACTGGTACGTTCTCGAACCAGCTTACGACGGCAGCTAACTTGTCGCAGACTTCGCTTGAGCAAATCCTCATCCAAATCCGCAACGCCGTAGACAACAACGGCAAGCGTATTCGTTTGACACCTAAGAAGATCGTTTCCGGTCCTTCGAACGTGTTCCAAGCTGAGGTTCTGTTGAAGTCCGCACTGCGTGCAGGCACCGCGAACAACGACGTCAACCCTGTCAATTCGATGGGACTTTTGAGCGAAGGCCAAGCCAACCTTTCGCGTATCACCTCGACCACTGCATGGTGGGTACAGACTGATGCGCCAGAAGGCTTGAAGCTCGCTATGCGTCGTGGTCTTGAGAAGAGCATGGAAGGTGACTTCGAAACCGACAGCATGCGCTACAAGGCTACCGAGCGTTATGCGTTCGGTTGGACCGATCCACGTGGCGTATACGGTACGGCTGGCATCTAATTGGGTTGGGGGACTTCGGTCCCCCTCCCTTCTCTAAAGGAGAAACTAAATGTCACAGACTACTTGGAGCGGACCACTCGCCTCTGGCGACCGCAACGCAGGCGAAAGCGGCGGACCGAACATCGGCCTCGTCACTCTCAGCCAAACCGCGCTGATCAACTTCGACGCCACGCTGGTACAAAACGCGACGTTCAACATCCCTGCGTCTTCGCAGATTGTTGACTTCTTTGTTGACGTGCTGACGGCTTACGACAGCGCAACGTCCGCAACGCTCTCGGCTGGTACCGCTTCTGGCGGCACCCAGTATCTGAGCGGCGTGAGCGTAAAGACGGCAGCCCGCCGTCCGAACGCATTCAGCGCTGCGCAGCTTGCTGCGATGGACGATGTTGGTACGAACCGCACAGTTGTTGCAACTGTAACTTCAGTAGGCCAGCCAACCGCTGGTCAGGTCCGCGTGACCATGCTGTACGTGCAAACAACGGCTGATGACTAATCGTTAACGCGATGATATAGTGCGCGCGGGTAGCGGATTGGAAGTCCCCGTTACCCGCCGCATTTTATGAGGAATACACAGATGGCAGACGCAGTAGCAACTCAAATCCTGTTCGATGGCGAGCGTATGGCCATCATGAAATTTACGAACATCTCCGACGGCACCGGCGAAGTCAAGGTGACCAAGGTCGATGTATCGACACTCACCCCCAGCCCTTTCAGCAAGGCTTGCGACGGCGTGACGATTACCAAAATCCACGCCCTAACGCACGGTATGGAAGTTGACATGTACTGGGACGCGACGACCGACGTGCTCATCGCTTCAATCCCGCAGAACACCATGTATTCGATGGACCTGACGCAGTTCGGCGGTCTGTGGAACAACGCAGGCGCAGGCAAGAACGGCGACATTCAGTTCTCAACACGCGATGCAAGCGCTGGCGACACGTACACTATCATCCTTGAGATGGTTAAGTCCTACGCGGATTGATGGTGAGCGACGCGTTCGACCTTCGGCTGTTTAAGGCCAAGAACCACATAGACGACGCGTTGGGCATCGCCAAGCGCGGACAGCAGCCTCTGCGGCCTATGCCGTCGATGCAGCAGCCCCAAATGCCTATGCAGCAGCCTATGCAGCAGCCCCAAATGCCTATGCAGCAGCCCATGCAGCAGCCCATGCAGCAGTCCATGCAGCCGCCCATGCAGCAACCTATGCAGCAACCAAACCAGTTCGCGGTCGCGCCACAGGGCCAAACGCCTGCGCAGCCGCGGGCGTTCGCCAAGGGCGGCCTCGCTATAGCCGAAGGTGGCGGCGCATGGACCCGCAAGGAGGGGAAGAACCCCGAGGGCGGCCTCAATGCTAAGGGCCGCGCATCGTTGCGCGCTCAGGGCCAAGACATTAAGCCACCCGTTAGCGCCAAGCAGGCGAAGAAATCATCTAAAGCAGCCGCACGTCGCAAGAGCTTTTGCGCGCGATCCGCTGGGCAAGCGAAAATGTTCCCCAATGCCGCGCGAGACCCCGAAAGTAGGCTTAATAAAGCGCGGCGCAAATGGGACTGTTGAACCAAGCATGCCGTAAGCGCGGAGAAAGGTAAGTAGTATGTCCTCGGAAGAAATCGTTGTAAGTGGACGCCGCGCAGCGGATGCCGCTAAGTTAGATCGTATGATGCGCGATAACACCTTTGTCGGCGGTGGCGACGACTTCGGCCGAGGCTCTTTTGGTGTCAGGTTCGTCGATGGCGACAGTGGCGGCGGCGGTAGCATTGTACCCAATCCTGTACGTGCGCCGGCCCGTTCTACGGGCCCTCAAATAACCCCCGCTGTTATTAGCCAACCTCGGTCTACTCTGGGCACGCTTACAGGCACCTCTGCACCGAAAGGGTATGGGGTTAAAGTTACAAGAAGGTTCAAACAAGGTGGCTTGGCCGTAAAGCCCGTCTGGGACAAGAAACGCCCGAAAGACCTCGGAAAGCCGAAGGACTTGTCGGTCAAGAAGGAAAAAGCTGCCAAGGCCCGCGCCAAGGCGGCAGGACGACCCTACCCAAATTTAATTGATAACATGGCTGCGGCCCGCAAGAAAGGTAAGTGACATGGACGGATTTAAGAACACGACCAAAACCAGCTACGACACGTCGTCTGGCCGCAAGTTCGCACGCGGTGGCATGACGGTCAGCCGTAATGACATGGCAGGCGGGGAAGGCCCGATGAACAAGCCCGCTATGGTGGCTAAGTACGCCAAGGGCGGCCCAGTTAAGATGGCTCTGGGTGGAGATGTACCGCCCACTAGGGCACCATCCACCGCGCCTGCAATGACCACAAAACCTGTAGACAGGTACAAGCCAAGAACCGATAGCGCCCCCGATGTAATAAAAAATACGGCCATGGATAGTAATCGCGGGACGCGATCTTTAAATCAAGCCCCAGAGCCGCTTCCGTATACAAAACGGTATTATGACGAGGGTGGAAACAGAACTACCTCTGCACCGGCACCTCGGGGTGCGGCGCAGAACGCTAGAATGGGTCCGGTCAAGCGCGCAAAAGGCGGCGTCATGAAGAAGGGCAACGGCGGCGGCGTCTTCAATGAGAAGGGCAAGCGCGCCACGATGGCTGAGATTGCAGCGGAAGGCCGCCGCATGGAGGGCCGCAAGCCACCAGTCGAGGGCATTTCGAGCCGCCCAACCGACGACAGCGGTCGCCGCATGACGAATAAAGAACTCGGCATGACACCGGGCGGCGTAGACACCGCCAAGAGGAAGGGCGTACCAGCCCACAGCAGCAAGCCGATGATCCGCCGCAAGACAGGCGGTCTGACCGCAATGCCAAAGGGCAAGTGCTAATATTACGCAAAGAAACTGCCTGCCTTGCTGGCGGGCAGTTTTTGCGCTATACAACCAACGCTAGAGGTGCTTGCTGTCATCGGCTTGCTGCTGCGATAACAATGCGAGCACACCCACATGGCGTTTTCTAACACAGTTTCACAGACGAATTTTAACACACGGCGCGTCATCGACAACGC